ATATTGCTTCTATACTGACTGTCATTAAATGTAAGTTTTAACTTTTTGAAATTTACCTTCACCATTTTCTCGTTTATCAGGCCAGGAAAGGGTTGAGTAATTCAAAACATAAGGAGTTCTATGAAAACCCCCGCATCATATTTAAAATCTCCAAAAGGAAATTCAAAGAATGAGATCCTTATTCAAGGAGGAGATTCTATAATATGCTAATTTCTAATATTAATCAAGAATTTTCTTCCCTTAATTTCATACCAAATACAGAAGTTATTACAAATATTGTAAAATATCTGGACTCTAAGAGTAGGATCTTTAAAGAGGTCTTTAATCTTCTTATCTGGAATAGGCAGAGATATCATAAAAACAGGCCTTCTCAGCAGCGTTTAGCTGATCTAATAGGTTGTTGCAGACAACAGGTTAACCGTGTTCTACGTCAAATGGAAGAAGATGGCTTGATACGTAAGACAAAGCAATGGATGAGTTCATGTGTTTATGAGATATCGGAATGGTTTGATAAGAATTGGGTTGTTTGTCTTCTTAAGAGGTTCTTTAAGGCCTTGGCTTACCCCTTCAAAAACCAACAAAAAGAGAACATTCTAAAAATAGCTCTGGGTCTTGGCCAGCAGCAAAATGTTACACTATACACTAAGGAATATAAGAATATATATAAAAACAAACAAACAAACCAAGATACTAGTATAAGTAATAATACTAGTAGTGGTTTGGTTAACCAGGTTATGGGTTTGTTTAGTAGTTTTTTCCAAAAAGGGAAGAGTAAAATGGGGAATACTGGTAAAGAACTGGTTGATGGTTTGGTTGGTTTGGGTTTGGTTTTTAATCAAAACGAGAAAGAAGAGTTAATGGCATTACCACAAGCAGCGCTTGTGTATGCCATTGAGGAATACCATAAACAGAAAAAGAATGTTAAACATCCATTCAAGTTTTTAAAATATATTGGCAATAAGAAAGCCAGTGACTTACTCTCAGGTTGTAGCGCTACAGGATTCCAAAAAGGTGAGGAAAAGCCTGTATCTACAGTTGAAAAAATGCGTAGCCAACAGGCTGCTGTAGCGGAACGCGCTAAGCAGCCAAAGATTGATTATGGATTTGATGGTGATAAAATCAAGGAGATTGCTAATACAAAGACAATGGCACCAAGAGCCAATGAATTTATGAGCATTTTAATGAAAGGAAAGTAGTAATGGCATTACGAATGAAGATGTATGTGGTTAACCTAAAGCCTATTCCTTGGCAAAGACCACACTTGAATGAGAAAACCTTCTTTGATAACCAAAAAAAAGAAAAAGTGTTATTCGGTATATATTTACAACAGCAACACAATGATGAACCCCTTTTTGGAAAATCTATCTCAATGGACTTAACTTTTTTCATGCCTATTCCAAGATCGGTCAAAGATAGAACCAAGAACCCATACCATGCCAACCGACCCGATCTTGATAATCTATGCAAATTTGTTTTGGATTCCATGAAAGATGTTATTATTACCGATGATAAAATTATATCGATACTCACTGCTATGAAGGTGTATGATAATAACCCGAGAACAGAAATATTAATAAAAGAAGTGGAATGAAGTGAAAATAACTAAACGTAACACCGATGTAAATGAAATATCAAATGGCCGTACTTGGATGGACTTTCTAGACAAGGAAACCCTGCAATTATACCCTGGAAGGGATGATTGGCGCAAGCGATTAATCTATACCATGCTCAAATGGGCTGAAAATAAGAAGTCTATTGAAGTGTTACAGTTTTGTATGAAGTATAAAATACCAAGACAAACTTTATATGATTGGACTAAACAATACCCAGATATTGGAGAAGCTTATCAAAATATGAAGCTTTTGATTTCATGTAATAGAAAAGTACGTTCTATGGAAAAAGAATTGGATAAGGATAGTGCTTATAGAGATATGCATGTTTTAGATCCAGAATGGCATGACGTTAATAAGTATCATTCTGAACTTAAAAAAGATGAAGGTAGTACTGCGAGTACGTTTAACATACATTTGCATAAACCTGATGTTGATAATGCGGAAGAGTTGAAAAGGAAGATAGAGAATGTTAAGTAAATGGTTGCACGGAAAATGTCATAAAAAGTTGGAAAGAAACACACAAAATTTTGTTGATAGTGAGATGAAACTTCACAAAGAAATAATGGATTTGGAGAAGCAGTTAGAATCTACTCTTTCTTTGGTGGAAGAATCCAAGGCTGTTTATAACTACAAGGTTGGGGAGCTTGAAAAAGAAATACGAATAAAAACGCTCCGTATTAAATCTTTAGAGGATGAGGTAGCTCAATATAAGGAAAACATAAAATCGTTGCGTATAACTCAACCTCGTTCGTATAAACATAAAGAAACTAAATCATCCTCACCTTTTAGAATAGAACTACAACAAAACCAAACAGAACAACCAAGGAAGAACAATGATAATAAAAAATGAACAAAAATATTTGGAATTGTTGGTTAAGTTTCAGGACCATAAACTGCAATGCGAGAGCTGCCCTGATGACGTGGCGACACATTTATTGCGCCCCCGCGGCGAGTATCCCGTAGAAGTACATTATTTCTGCGAAGGTCATTATGAAGAATGGATGAATAATGGCGTAACCAAAGTTACAGAACCCATAGATTTAGATATTGAAGAAGAAACTGATGATGAGGGCATTAAAGAACAACAAAAACTTTTTAATAAAGCTAATCAAATGCGGAAGCTGAGAAAAGAAAAAGTAACTAATGAATGTTGAAGTTCAGGTAACATTAGATAAATTTAGACTTAGATGGTATCAAGAAGAGATCTTCGATGCGATTGATACAGGAGAATATAAACGTGTCCTGTATTGTGCCCCGCGCAGAAGTGGAAAAGATATTCTGGGCTGGAATCTAGCCATCCGACAATGTTTAAAAAAGACCTGTTTAGTATTCTACGTCTTGCCTACTTATTCTCAGGCAAGACGTGCCATTTTCGATGCTATTACTATTGATTCGATGCCTTTTTTGGATTTCCTTCCCATGCAGATGGTGGAAGGTATAAACCAAGCCGAGATGAAGATACGATTCAAGAATGGATCATTACTTCAATGTCTTGGTGGTGATACTTATAACACTTCACTTGTAGGAACTAATCCTTATGCAGTAATCCTTTCAGAATTCTCTTTGATGAATCCTGAAGTTTACTCATTTATCCGCCCTATTTTGGCTGCGAACTCGGGGTGGTGCCTAATAGTTGGTACGCCTAGAGGAAAGAATCATTTTTACCATTTGTATAAACTTGCTCAAGAGCTTCCTGATTGGAAGGTAGTATTACAAAAGACCAGTGAGATCCATCATATTCCCGAAGAAGCACTTAACCAAGAACGTGCCCAGATGGAAGAAGGTCTTTATTTGCAGGAATATGAATGTAGTTTTGAGAGAGGTATAACTGGTTCATGGTTTGGTCCGCATTTAGATCAATTAAAGCTTAAAGGCCAAATAACAACCGTACCTTGGGAGCCTGGACTGCTTACTTATACAAGTTGGGACATCGGGGTAAACGATCCTACGACCATAATCTGGTATCAACTTGTCGGAGAAGGGACTGTTGGAATACGGATAATAGACTGTTATTCAAACACTAACTTAGGCTTAGATCATTATGCAAAGATAATCCAAGACAAGCCTTACAAATACGGTGCTCATTATGCTCCACATGATATAAAGGTCAGGGAATGGGGTGGAGGCGCTGTAACCCGTTATGAAAAGGCTAGACAATTAGGTTTAGAGTTCTCGCTTGTGGATCAGGTTCCTATTATCGATGGCATAGAGAATGTGTGGACCCATTTTGCTAAGTTCTGGATAGATGAACTAAAATGTAAATCTTTGATAAATGCTCTAGAGAACTATAGAAAAGAATGGGACGAACAAAAACAGATTTATAAACCAAAACCAGTTCATAATTGGGCTTCGCATTATGCAGACGCTCTCAGAATACTCTGTCTATCTCTTCATAAAACCAAACGTGGATTAACTCCTGAAGAGTTTGAGCGTAAGAAAGCCGAGGCTCTTTATGGCAATAATTCTAATTTACCGAGATTTTTTAGGGATGATCCAAGATATGATAGATATAGATAATAATAATATAATATTTAGACCTCGTTGTCCTGAATATGCAATAGATTATTGGACTCTTGGATATTTTCCCACTTTTTCTTATATAGAAAGTACAGAAGATGAATCCATGATAACTACAGAATTTATTAATGGATTCATAGAAGCTTGTAATAATTCAGAATTAACTTATCAGGGCCATGAAATTAAAGATGGATCAATTTAATAAATAAAACTTGTTTCCGCGATTAAGTAGGTAAAAAATGGCTGTATGTTATAAATGTAAAATTGATAAGAAGCATCATCAAATGATATTCCAATGGAATGACAAAGTTATTGAACAGGAAATACCATTAGATGACAATTTTTTTATCTATGTTCCAAATTCTCCAAATCAAGAATTTGTTATTTGTATTTCTTGTTGTGTAGAAATGTTTAAATGGATTTTAGAGAAAATGGAAAAGCATGACTAGGCGCCAACGTTTTATTAAGGTGAGCCGTAAATGGGTAAAGGAATTCTATCCCTTTAGATTTAGTGGAATTCTTTTAAATATTAAGGTTCCTAACATCTTAAATTTTTTCTCATCTGATAAATTTAAGATGATAAATTCAGGTAGAACGGTGAGAATGCAACGATATAAATCTGAATAATTTAAATAAAACTTGTTTCCATATCAAAATTAGTTCTAAAATTTATTCGATATTTTTATTCATTTAGAAGTCCTCCTGGGTAAAAATGAGTTAGATCGTTCTTACCCAGGTTTATAAAAAGGATTAAGTAATGTTGATGCGGCCGCCTGAATATCTTGTTGATTCATATGGAGCGATTAAAAAGAAAATAGATGCTGATTACACAGCTAATCAGGCTATTTGGCAAGTATTCTGGACAGAAGCTACTCTTGATGCTCGTCTTGAAAGCGGAGACACTTCTTTAATGGCAGACCTAAATCAAATGCTGCCTAATAATAATAGAGGTTCTTGGTACTTTAATAGGACAAGACCGCTTTGTAATATGATCTCTGGCTACCAACGCAGAAACAGAAAATCCACCATCGTGGTTCCTGTTGAGAATGGCGATCAAGCTACAGCCGATCAATGGACAAAAATTTTACTCGGTATTTATAAACGCGAAGGTGTCTATAATACTATCTCAGATGCCTTTCACCAAGGCGCATGTATCACAGGTTTAAACCTTCTTCATGTTTACATGGATTATCAAAGCGATCCTGTTAATGGCGATATAAAAGTTGATAACTGTTATTATTCCTCCTTTTTTATTGATCCTTATTTTAAGAAACCCGATCTTAGTGATTGTTCCTTTGTGTGGCGCCGCAGTTATTTATCCCACACTGCTGCGGCAGCCTTATTACCAGATCATTATGACGAGGTAATGAAACTACCTGGAAACCCGACAGGGACAGGCCGAGACGGTCGTTTTCAGTACATGGCAGAAAGTTACGGGCAGACACAACAAAATCGTTTAGCGTACGACGAATATTACTATCGGTCATATCGTAAGCAAAAATTATTAATAGATAAGGTGAGCGGGGAAACGTTTGAGATCACGAATCAAGATGATGAAGATATTAAGTTGTTCTTGGCTCATTATCCCCAAGTTACCTTGATGGAACAGAATATTCCAACCGTTAGACTTGCGATAATGGTTCAAGATAAAGTTTTTTATGATGGGATGCAGCCGTTAGCCATAGACTGTTTTCCATTCGTGCCAGTGATCGGTTATTATAATCCGATGCTTCCTTATTTTTATAGCAGAATTCAAGGGGTGTGTCGTTCATTACGTGACCCACAGATGTTATATAACCGACGGGTGATACTTTCAGCTGATGCCGCAGAATCTGTTGTTAATAGTGGATGGATATTTAAAGAGTCGGCAGTAATAGATGTTAAACATTTGTTCCAGACGGGACAGGGTAGGATTATCCCCCTGAAAGATTCTGCGGCTATGACTGATATCCAGCAGATAGCACCTCCTTCAATCCCGCAATATTTCTTCCAATTACAGGATACTTTCTCAAAAGAAATGAATTTTGTATCGGGTATAAATGAAGAACTTATGGGTAGCGCTTTGGATGACAAAGCAGGCATCCTTTCAGCTCTCAGACAAGGCGCAGGACTCACAACCCTGCAACCGCTTTTTGATAGGCTTGATAACTCATGTATTCTTCTCGGAGAGTTAGTAATGAAGGTAGTTAAGAATAACTACACTCCTGGAAAGATTAAGGCGTTACTGGAAGGCGAGGAACCTGCTCCATTGTTCTATAATAAGGCTTTTGGTAAATATCATTGTATGGTTGAGCTTGGTTTTGATACCGAGTCCCAAAAACAGATGCAGTTTGCACAGATGGTTCAACTCCAACAACTTGGAGTTCCTCTTCCAGCATCCTCGATCCTTGAAGCATCTACAATCCAAAACAAAACCAGAATCATGAAAGAAATAGAACAACAACAACAACAACAACAACAAATGCAGCAAGCTCAAGCTCAAGTATCCATGCAGGAACAGGCAGCTAGAACACAACTAGCACAATCTCGAGCAATAGCAGATCAGGGATTAGGTGCGGAGCGATACAGTAGAATAGAAGAGAATAGGGCATTAGCTCAAGAACGCAAAGCAGCTGCTGTTAAAGACGATCAATTAGCTCTATTGAATCTAGCGAAAGCTATTAAAGAGATAGAGAGCATTGATATGAATCAGTTACAGACCATCCTGTCTTTAAAGCAGATGTTAAGTGCACAAGAAGCAAGTAGGAATAAAATATATCCTCAGCCTTTTCAGAGTGGTTCTGAAGCGGTTAGATAGAGGGTAACCCTTGCAAGTTCGAGACCGATTGGGCTTGCAGTTTCTAACAAAAGGAGCCGACAATGGCAAAACGATACCACCAATCCAAAAAAGCTCGTCATTCTGAGCACATGGGAATGGAAAAATATGAAAGAGGTGGAGTTAAACATCATTCTCCAGTTCCTAATGTTGTTCATGGAATGAGAACAATGAAAGATCAATACGCTGGACACGAAGAATCTAAAAAACAAAAGGCTATGGATCACGCATTGATTCATGAAGATCACAAAGCACCAGCATTACTTCCACAGCATGTAATAGATACTTATTGGCCAACAGCTTACAATACTCATATGGGTATGGTTGATGACCTATTTAGCGGTTCACAAAAACAACTTCACGAAGATTATAATGATCTTGGCCGTGAAATGAATCCTAAGAAATACTAAGGTGTATTATGCCTGGATCAATTAGACCTAATAAACAAGCTATGAACATAGCTTATAAAATATTAAACATACCTAAAGATCAAAGGCAGAAACCTGAACCGAAACCATCGGAGAAATTGATTAAGGAATGGTTTAGGGATTCATCGACTGCTCAATAATAGTCAAGGGAAAGGCCGCTACTCCCCTTTCCCTTTATTTTTGGAGAAAGTAATGGCTAAGAAAGTAACGGTAGCTAAAGGTGTCAAAGTGCCCAAAGGCGCCGAATCTAAAATGAGATCCCATAAAGGATCATCATCTGCTGGAAAATATAAAACAGTAAGTCCTAAAGAATTTGCTGGAAAATCTGGCGGTGCTAGCAAATTTTCATTTCCTATAAATACTCTAGCCCGTGCACGAAATGCATTGGCTAGAGCACACTATGCACCTAATCCAGAAGGTATAAAATCAGCTGTTTATAGAAAATATCCTGAACTTAAAAAACGTAAAATGGCGCGTGAACATCACGCAATAATTAGATAAAGGAATAATATGAAAAAATGTAGTAAATGTGGCAAGTTCCACATGGGTAAATGTAAGTAAGGTTTTACCATGGCTAAAAGAAAAATTTCTCATCGTGAAGAGGATTACTTGGAAGAAAAAGTATCTCCAGGTATCCATAAAAAAATAAAGAAACTTGAAAAGAAAAAAACCAAACCCAAAACCAAAGTTGAAAAGGTTCTTAGAGAATACAAAGAAGGCAAGCTTCATAGTGGATCTAAAAAAGGGCCTAAAGTTAAAAGTAGAAAACAAGCAGTAGCCATAGCTTTAAGTGAAGCTAGAAAAGTTGGTGCCAAGGTTCCCAAAAAGAAAAAGAAATGAACTCGTTAATAGGTTATTTACTACCATATGTATTGGTAGGCCTTATTATTTTTGTAATATTAATTTTTGAAAAGGAAAGAAAATGAAAAAGATCTTTATTGCTATCTTTTTATTTATTTCTTTTATTTCATCCACTAAATGTGAATTAGATCCAGGATGGGATAAAGGTGAATGGGGTGGCTATACTCCAAAATAAAAATATCTATTATTCTCTTTCTGTTTGCAAATTGGCTGATACTGATATAAGGGCCTCCTAAACAGAGGCCCTTATTATTTAATTAATATTTCCAACTTCTATACGTGAAATCTCAGTAACATCATTGAAATAATGATTTGATCTAAAAAAAGAAGAAATGGTTTTATAATATAAACCATCTTTTCCATATAAATCTTTGTAAAGCGGAGAATATGCAGTATTAATTTTTGCCAAATCTAAAATATTAGTTAAATCCATGTTGAAATCAGTTTTATTAGAAATATGGGCAAAATATTCAGAAGGATGTAATGAAAGTATTGTTTTATATTTAGGAGATAACATGCTTACAATATATCCACGTTTAAAACCATTCATAATGAATTCACAAAGCTCACAAAGAAGCATTCTTCCACTGCTACATCCATCAAAATATTGAGCTTGAACATTGGTAAACACATCATTTATAAGTTTAGATTTCAATAAACCTTCACGAATAAAGAACTCTATTTTGTATTTATCTAAAAAGTCATGGATAGGACGTCTTTTGGAAGGCGATCTCAAGAATTTCTGAACAATCTCTTCAGATTCTTTAATCTGATTGTAATCATTATACTTTCGGTTATTATTCTTCAAATCCAGAACGAATAGCCTGGTCCCATTAACATTTATCATTTCTTCTGCCTGATCTTGCAGAGATTGATAACTTTTATCTGTTTTAGAATAAGGGAATAAACTGTTAACAATATTTTTAGTTACTTGTCCATTTAGCGGCCAAATATCTACAACACTGATCTCATGACTTCTTTTGGTTATCATGGATTTAGCGTATTCATAAAAATCTGAATCATTGGCAGTTATTGTAGCCATTGGAATAAAAACAAATTGTATTGTTTCTTTTTTGTTATCAGCTCTTTGCATTCTCATTGCAAGTTTATAAGCATCCGAATTCAACTTTGAAAAATTGAATGAGACATCTGTATATGTTGCATTTAGCGCAGCAAAAAACATATAGCTACTTGCTATCATTGAACGTAATTTCATGATCTACCTTATATATATATTGGATTATTAAGATTTATCTCAGCAGATCCAATCATAAGAGAATAGTCATCTTCACATTTTATTTTTAAGTTACCGCCCAGCATCCTAACATTTACTTCAAAAGAAGATATAAGACCGAGCCTGTATGCAAGAACTGCACTGGATGTAGCACCTGTTCCACAAGCTTTAGTTATACGATTAACACCGCGTTCGTAAGTAATAACTTGAATTGTTGAATTATTTATTATTCTTACATGGTTAATATTTATACCTTTGGGAAATATATCCCTCTTTTGAGTATTAAGAAGGATTCCTATATCAACGAACTGTTCTACAGGAAGATCAGAAAAAGTAATTAAATGAGGCTCGCAGGTTTGAGTGAAATACCAACTGACATTTGAAAAATCAGAGATAAAAAAACCATTACGTTCCTTAAAATGATCCGATGCTTTGTTTACTACACTATTATGAAAAGGATTAAATGTAGTAGCGAGCATGTTTACTCCATAATTATCATTATCTACGAACAAATCATGGTCTCCACTTAAAGAATGAAGTGCAAATTTGTTGGTAGAAAAGTTACATTTATGATGTAGATATTTAGCTACAACCCTGGAAGCATTGCCACAAAAAAAGGCTATGGATTTATCAGGCTCGAGTACTATCATTTGGATTATGATTCTATTATCTTTATCAACAAATAAAGGCAACAGAATCAAAGCATCATCACACTCTTCTTTAATTAAAATTTTATGAACTTTATCTATAAAAGTAGGATTATAAAGATAAGGATTTTCCAATAAATCGATAAGTATAAACGTGTTTTGACATCCATGTGCTTTGTAACATGGAATTAGATTTTCTTGTTGTGCCATAATCTTTAATATTAAAGATTTATTTTATAACAGTCAAATAATTATTTTATTAAAAAAAATTAGGTATTTAATAAATAGATAATTTAAAGTTTATTTGTGTGTACTCATTACCAATCCTTTGCTCTTCCTGAGTCCCCCTATAAGTAGGGGGATTTTATTAGAAAGAAACGAATAAATGACTGATAAGAAAACATATGGGCAACAACTCTTAGATCATCAATCTAAGAACCTAGAATTGGAATCGGATGTTATTGAATACCGACGTGAAATGGAACCCGATATACTCCGAAAAATTTATAACACCATTACTGAAGCAAAAACCAAACCTCTTTATACCAACCGTAACTTTTATGTAGTTATGCTTATTAAAAAAGAGAGATTTGGAGATACGCCACGTACGCTTATATTTGCCAGAAGATCCTGTCCAACGCCTACTTACAAACAATGTGTATGGAAATATCATAATAATAGCGATCATTTAGAATTTTTATGGTCGATTCCCGATATAATTTTGTATTATCATATACTTCGAAATAAACATAAATATCTAGTAGATAAAGAATGTTCAGATTTAACCAAGTTCGTCATTTTGATGGAATCTGGAGAACTGTTAGAGTGGGTAAAGCATGAAAATGGCGAAAAAGTAGATGCAGTAATAAAAATAAGTAAGGAAAATGAATGTTGAATGAAATGGAAACCAATACTTATTCCCAAGAAGCACAAGTAGAAACAAAACCAGAACAACAACCAACAGAATCTGCAAAAGAACAAAATTTTCGGGCAATGCGTGAACGTGCTGAAGCAGCTGAACGTGCACGATTAGATGCCGAAAAAAGAGCTAATGAACTTGAGCAGATCTTGCGGTCTAATATGTATAATCAAAACCAACCTTCTCAAAAGATTCAGATTGAGGATGATGATATTGGAATCAGTGACGATAGTTTTATTGAAGGCAAAGATTATAAAAAACATTATAGAGCCTTAAAAAAACAGAATGATGAAAACAAAAAAAAGTTAGATGAAATGCATTATCGTTATGAAGTTTCGCTTGCTGAAATTAAAGCAAAAGCTAAATATAATGATTTTGATACAGTAGTAAACGAAGAAAATTTGTTACGTCTTCAAAAAAGTAAACCAGCAGTTTATAAATCCATTATGTCTAATCCAGATATCTCAGATCGTTGTGATGCGGCATACGACTTTTTAAAATATGGTATGGGCTCTCAAGATGTTTATGCCCAAGAAAATCGTAAAATAGAAGAAAATAAAGTTAAGCCAAGATCTGCTGCTTCCAGTGATGCACAAACAGCCGATACTCCTCTTGCTAGGCTTGGAGATTACGATCGCAGAGTATTAACAAAAGAACAAAGAGATGAGATAATGAAAAGAGTTAACCAATATAAAATGGGTTAAGAAAATCTTCATTGGGTAAGGGCCATTTTTTTTGTGTAGCTCTTTTATGGCCCTCTCCTATCTATAAAATTCCGAACTTCGCTTTCTATCAATAATTTAACTGTACAAAATATAAGTGAGTCGGGTGAGTTAAGTTGCGAGTCAAGGTGTTTATATTTGAAAACCACGATTAGTAGCGTCTTGTTCCAAGTGAGTTGAGTGAGTCGTGTTAAAAAAATTAAAATAAAATTATATTTGTTACGTCTCTCAATAATAGCTATAACAAAAATAAAACTTTAACTAACCATGTCTCACCTGGCTCACTCGGAACATCTAGCTCTACGTGCATGTTTTGTAAAATATACTAACTTGACTCATGGTCCGTCTCACTTGACTCATCATTTGCTTTGTTTGTCCCAAATAACAATTCATAATTGCATCTATAAGATTTGCAGAATTCTTTTCTGGCTACTTCAATTGGAGGCAGTATATATACTCTAAGTTGTTTTTTATCGTTGCGTTGACGACCATCTATATTGCTAGAAGGAATTAAATATTTAAGTCGTTTGCTAAATAATTCTTTTACTAGAATTTGTCGGTCATTTTCACCATCTTCTTTGGATGAAGTAACGTAGAGGCGATATAATTCATCTTTACTTAATCTCTCTAATTATTTCTTGCTTCTTACGACTTTCCCTTAATATACTTTTTTTGGTTGTATCGAGATTCACCATCTCAAAAAATTCGACTGTATGGGACTCGTCACCCCAAGGCTGTATTGAGCCATCGCCAGCTCATAGGCTGTATGAGTGTTCGCCTAGCTCACAGTGTTCAAATTATTAATTGTTTGTATTTTTGGGAGTACGTGTATGATAACTACACCTACAACGTTACCTGCCCCTGTGCAACAAACTTTTGATGATGTGCTTTTATCAGTTAGAACTCCTAACTTGATTCATAAGCTAGGCGCATTGCCAAAACGTCTTCCAGCCAAGGGCGGTCGAACTTTAAGAATGGCCCGTTATGACAGATTGCCAACAGCACCAGTTCCATTAGGGCCTTCAGGAGCAACTCCTCCTGCAACTCCGCTTAATCGTGTTGATATAGACGCTACAATGTCCTTTTATGGACTCTATGTAGCTATAAACCAACAAGTAACCCTTCAAAACCAAGACCCTAAACAAAAATATGGGGTCTATAAATCTTCTCTGATAGACTTGGAAGCCTAACCATTAAGTTGAAGGTAACAAGGGGCAAGATATGTGGTTTAAAAAAAGCGAATACATTAAAAAAGAAATTATGGAAGGCAATATTTTATCGAATCGAAATCCTACAAAAGATGATACTAATATATCTGAATGGGTATGTTGGATTAATATAAATGAAAATATCATCTGGATGAGAGATATAAAAACTAAAGAATGGATAGCTTTTTACCCTAGTCAGCCTGAACGTAGCAAGCGAGAAGACTCACGGCAATGTGAGATTCGGTGCTCTGAACATTGTGGAAACACAATGAGGGAAGTGCAATAGGCTTCCCCGCCTAGAAATAGGTCATAAAAGTAACAGATTGGTATTAAATGAAACAGCTGAGCTTTTAGGTCTTTCACTTCGAATGACTGAAGACCAACTAACTCGTGATATGCTAGCTTCGACAGCTTCGATCTACAATTGTACGGGTGGAAATAACGGTGATATACCAACGGATCTTTCACTTTCCGATATAGATAACGTAACATCTGCATTATTAACAAATGATGCTTGGATGATACTTGATACCATCGGTGGTGAAGACAAATTCGGTACAGGTCCAGTCCGTGATGCTTACCTAGCTTTAGGTCATACTAGATTATCTAAGGATTTGAATAACATTAATGGATTCATATCCAAATGGAATTATCCTAATGATAATAGAGTTTTGAGAAGTGAGTGGGGTTCATGCAATAACGTTAGATTCATGCTTTCCAGCGTGGGCAGCGTAACTCCGAATGCTTCATTACTAGGAAACGATGTATTCAATATCTTCGTACAAGGTATGGAAGCTCTAGCATGTGTTGAACAAGATAACTATTCTGCACGTTTCTTATATCGTCCTCCAGTATTCTCTGATCCATTATTTCAAAACGTAACAATAGGTTATGTTTTTGCAGAAACTCCACGTGTGTTAAATGATTTATGGATCACAAATATGCGTGCAACCCTAAGATAAGGAGAATACATGAGCGTTGTTTTTAGCGGTACCAATCAAGGTACATTTACTTCAACAGGCGCAGCACAACAAATTCAACTTCCTAGTGGTGTTGATTGGATGTGGGTTAAGAACCGTACGGTTTCTTATGCCGCAGGCGCTGGTACAGGTGCAGAATTCTATTGGCAAAGAGGTATGACGCAAGGTAGAGGTACAATTTATACCAAAACCGCTGCCACAAATGCTTTGCAGGTAGGCCAAATTGCTGCTAATTCAGGATTTTATTTAATTGATACTTCCGTTAACATTCCTGGACCTTCATTATCTCTTAGCGGAATAACTAACGGTAACCCTCCAGTTGTTAATACAGCTAATACTTCTTCATTAAATAATGGAGATATAGTTCGTATATTCTCAACTGTTGGTGCTCTTCAACTTGGTGGTTTAGATTTCACAATAGGTGCTTTAAGCGCTGGTGTAAGTTTTACTTTAGCGTATATGGCTCAAATTGCGAATGCTAACCCAGGTGCAGGTACATTTAGAAGAATTCCTTATAATCCATTGTTCTATCCTCCTGTAAGAACAATTACAAAGATTTCACAAGCTACTCAAGCTATTGTGACTCTTTCTGTTACACATCAATTCACTGTAGGTCAAAACGTAAGATTCGTTATTCCAACCGTATCTTCCGTTGCTTTCGGTATGACTCAGCTTGATGGTTTAAGTGGCAACATTGTAGCTATCAACCAAGCCGATGCCGATGGTGTAACCAATACAATTACAGTTGATATTGATACATCAGGATTTACTGCATTTGCTTTCCCTCTTACAACTGATCCTGGATTTACTCCAGCTCAAGTTGTACCTATTGGTGAAAGCACTGCTACAGCTCTTAATAATGGCGCTAATATACTTGGCGATTCTACTGTTAACACAGGATTCTTTGGAATCCAACTTCAAGCAGGTACAGGTTCACCTGCTGGTGTTACAAACGATGTTATTGACTGGGTAGCTGGTAAATCATTTAACGTTTAAAGATATTATGGAGAGTGGAGTTATTTCTGCTCTCCATCTTAAAAAAAGGAATATTATGAGTAAGACTGAAACAAAAAAACCAAACCCAACCCAACAAATTAATCCCAAGAAAATAAGTAAAGAAGAATTCGAACGTTATGTACGAAACTTGAAGGATTATGATTCAGAAAAGGTAACTGGAGTTTTCCAAAATTTGGAATGTAGGGCATCTGCTGGTGGAAAAGGTTGTGTATCATTTAGTTACAAAATTTATCCTGGCGAAGATATGCAATTTTATGAACTTTGTGATGGTGAACGTTATACAATTCCAAGAGGAGTGGCTCGTCATCTAAATAATAACTGCTATTACAAAGAATATCAGCATATGAGAGGCGAATTTGGTGAACAAGGCATGAGAATGGGAGCTGCTGATCCACGTCTTGCTAGTAAAGATGGAAAACTAAGGCATTATAACATGCAAGCAGCGAGAAAAATTCATAGATATGCGTTCCATTCATTAGATTTTATGGATGATGAAGGCGATATGAGACCTGCTGATATTGTTGAAGTGACCATGACTCCATAAGGAAGCTATGACAACTCCAAATACCCAAAATTATTATGCAGTACAGTTTCCAACCTTTCAGCGGGCAATGCGTAACATTTTATCAATTACTCAAGCTGAACAGGCATTGATTACTACTACTTTTGATGGGATTAATCCAGGAGATCATCAATATTCAACTGGATTAACTGTTAGATTAATAATTCCCAATGGATTTGGAATGACACAAGCTAATCAATTAGAAGGACCTATCACGGTCGTTAATGATACTCAGTTTACTATGCCTATTGATACAACAAATTTTGATGCGTTTGCCATACCTCCAAGAAATCCTGGAAACTATGGTACACCAGCTCAAGTTGTGCCTGTAGGAGAAGTAAACGATATTTTGACAATGGCGACTCAAAATGTTCTTCCTTATCCATAATAAGTAGTGGTAAAGTAGAAAAAAAAGTGAAAGGTAAGTAATGGCTAATTCCACTCTGCAAGCGATAAGAGACAAGGTTCGTCGATTAACGCGAACTCCTTCTGATTCGCAAATGACCGATGCTGAACTCGATCAATATATTAATACGTTTATTTTGTATGATTTTCCAGAACAATTAAGACTTTTTCCACTTCGAACATTACTTACCTTTTATACACAACCAAACGTTGATGTTTATCAAACTAATACAACTGATCCTCTTGATCCTTTGTACAATTTTAAAAATAGATATGCAGCTGTACATGCCCCTGTTTTTTTGGCTGGTATACAAGGTTTTTATACTCAATGGCGTGAAGTCTTCTACGGATATTATCCCCAAACTAATACAATTGCAGATACGAATCTTAGAGGTGATAATACGACTGGCACATTTACTGGGACTGTTGTAGGTCATCCCATGCTTCAAAATAATGTGATATTTACATGTTTGGATAATTCAGGCGAAGCAATGATTATTGTGGATTATCCTGTTTCTAATACTACTGGAGCATTAGGTTTACCTAACCAACCACAAACCCTTCCTTCACCTTACGGCCAAATAAATTATATTACAGGAGCATTTACCCTTAATTTTCCAAATGCTACACAGCCACTTGCTATTATTTACGTAGAAAATATTTCATATCAACCAGGTAAACCACTAGCGGTTCTGTTTTATGATAATAAATTCACTATACGACCTGTTCCAGACAAAGTTTATTCTATTCAATTTGAAGCCGATATTCGGCCTACTGAACTTATTAATAGTGCCGATGTACCTCAAATAGAACAATGGTGGCAGTATATTGCATATGGAGCTGCTAAAAAAAGATTTGAAGATCAAATGGATTTAGATTCAGTGCAACTTATTTTACCTGAATTTAAAGAACAGGAACGATTGGTTCTAAGAGCTACTTTATGTACTCAAGCTAATGAACGTACGGTTACAATATATACGCAGGGTAAAAACTATGGTTTTGGTTGGTTTGGCCCTGGTGGATGGCCTTACTAAGGAGATAGAATGGCACTAAATAATGTACCTCTCGCTGGTCAAACATTAGGTCAAACTAGGGATCAAATAAATGATAACTTTAGTACTATTGCTACTGCATTTGTTCAAGATCACGTAGATTACAATGTTTCAGGCCAAGGTAAACATAATAAAATTACTTTTCCTCTTCAAAGCAGCGTTCCTACATTTTTAATGAATGAAATAGGATTATTCGATCAAAATGCTGCATTTACACCAGTTAATCCTGGCTTGGGTGCTCCTACAGTTTCGATACCCGATATTTGGATGGCAAGAGGAACTGCAAATCCTTTCCCAATCACAGGATTTAATTATACATCTAACGTAACAGGCTCAACTTTTTGGACCTTTTTACCTTCGGGATTAAAAATCATAGGTGGACAAAATTCAACTGGCGCTGGCCAAACTGCAAGTATAGTTTATGGGAATACGGGAAGCGGTGGTGCAAATAACTTCCCTGGATTTTCTAATCCATTTGTAGGAACAGTAAATGTTACTAGAGTTAACAATAGCAGTACTACTACTAGTTTTATGGTTGTTACTACTTATAGTTATACAGGATTTAGTGTAAGAACTTCAGATCCAGGAACAACTAATGCTACATTTCTTTGGTTTGCGATAGGAATATAAAATGGCAATGGATCGATTTTTTATAGGGCCTTATGATACGAATAGCGGTATACAAACAAATTACCGTCCTTGGGCAATCCCTGAACAAGCATTCCAACAATTAACTAATGCTTATGTGTTCCGTGGCCGTGTAAGAAAAAGATTCGGATCGCTTTGGCTTGGAGATAGTTCTCTACTTTCCAGATTTAGGATAAAAATTGGAACTACCGATGGTGGAGGAAACTTTACTGGAACTACTCCCATGCATTCTACTCCAGCTGTTATTGTAGCTCGTGCTATAGGACAAGCATTTTCAATTGGAACAACTGTATTCACAGTCAATACTTTAGCATCTACTACAATGCTTAGAAGCGATGGTTCAATGGCAGCCGCCACTTATGATAATAGTGGAAATGTTGTAATTCAAAGTAGTTTTATAATGACTGATGTTTATTTTTATCCAGCTTTGCCAGTAATGGGACTTAGAACCTTTGAGAATATTAATGTTAATAATGAGACTATTATAGGATTTGATACTAGTTTTGCATATGGTTATAGTTCAGGATGGGATAGATTAAGCGGAGAAATGACGGCTAATGCTTCGATCTGGACAGGTACTGATTCAGAATTCTTCTGGACTACTACTTGGACTGGAACTAATGCTTCTGATAAGGTCTTTTTCGTTACAAATTTTAATGAAAATGAACCTAATTTCATGCGTACTTTCTTTAATAATAAATGGGATAATTTTAGGCCGCCTATAGATGGTACAAATTTTTTGAATAGTGCAAGAATCCTTGTACCTTTTAAGAATAGACTTATTGCTTTGAATACTTGGGAAGGAAGCGGTTCTCCAGGAACACAATACCCAAACCGAGCCAGATATAGTCAAGTAGGATCTCCTCTAGATACACAAGCTTGGAGACAAGATATTCCTGGAAGAGGTAACGCTATAGATTGTGCTACTACAGAAGCAATTGTAACTGCTGAATTCGTTAAAGATAGATTAATAGTTTATTTTGAACGTTCTACTTGGGAACTGGTTTATACGGGTAACCAAGCCTATCCATTTACTTGGCAACAAATTAATACAGAGCTTGGAGCAGAATCCACGTTCTCTATTGTCCCATTCGATAAAGTAGCCATAGGAATTGGAAATGTGGGTATTCATGCCTGTTCAGGGGTAAATGTTGATCGTATAGACCAACTTATCCCCGACACTGTATTTGATATCCATAACTCAGATGATGGTATTTTTAGAGTTTATGGTATCCGTGATTATAATGTGGAAATGGTATATTGGACTTTTCCTGGAACCGATGCAACTGCTGATTTCAAATTCCCTAGCCGAGTATTGGTTTATAACTATAAAACAGGAAGCTGGGCATTTAATGAAGATTCGATTACTGCATTTGGATATTACCAACCATCTGTTGGTATAACATGGGATTCACAAGTTATTACTTGGGATGATCCAGTTAGCTGGGATAGTGGATTTATTCAATCCCGAGCATTAGAAATTATAGCGGGAAACCAAGAAGGATATACATTTATTGTAGATGCCGAAGCTGCCACCAATGCAGCAGTTTTACAGATAACCGATATGAGTGCGGGTGCAAATAATGTAATAACTATTACCTGTATAAATAATAATTTAAGAATAGGACAATTTGTTTTATTAACTGGAATCACTCAGTCTACTGATCCAGCTGATAATTTAACTCTTCTTAATTACAAAGTTTTTAAAGTTACATCTGTTACAACCAATACTTTTACTATCGTCTATCCTGATTCCAATGTAACAATCCAAGGAACTTATGCTGGTGGTGGTTTGATAGCGCGAGTAAGTAATCTCTATATTCAAACCAAAGATTATAATTTTTATCTAAAACAGGGCAGAAATGCAGCGGTTTCCAAAATAGATTTCATGGTTGATAAGACTGATGTGGGTCAAATTAATGTAGATTTCTTTGTATCTACTTCAGGCACTTCTATGATTACTGCTGGAGGTCCAATGGGAACTGGGATGTTAATAGGAACTCAAACCCTCGATACTTTCCCATACCCAACCATTCCTCTTGAAGTCAGTGCTGTAAGACTTTGGCATCCTGTTTACTTTAATGCTCAGGGAGAATGCATATCATTCTTACTTTCCATGTCGGATGAACAGATGATGGACATAACCAAAACAATAAATCCTGATATGTCCGTATCTTTATCAGGTCCAGCTTTAGAAGATTTTCAACTTCATGCAATAGTAATATTTGCTCAACCAACCTCTTACAGATTGGAGTAATATGGCTGGATATATAACAAACCAACAACCAAACACAGGAAATTATGTCCAACAAACTCCAGTATTTGATGTAAGTAGAATTTATCAAACTGATGTAAATTCTACAGAATTTAAGGAATTGATAGTAAAACTTACTCAAGAAGTAAACAACCATGCTATTTGTTTAAATAACAAAATATCGGGCATGTATTTAACGGAAGAATTTGTCAGTGGTAAACTATTGTTCAACCCAAATTCGTCAAGCCAATTGGATCTTCGTGCATGTTTTATAGAAGTGGTTAATGTTGGGCCATTGGGTCCAGGAATAACTCCAGCAAATCATGGATTAACTGTTACTAATACATGGAAATGGTTGTTTATAGGAGGGGCTGCAACTAATACTAATACTTTAGTTGGATATCCTATTACTTTTGGTGGAGCAGCAAATAATAATATTGGTGTGAATGTGACCAATACACAGGTTATAGTAAATAATAATAGTGGAGTTACATTCACTGACTCATATGTAGTATTGGAATATGTAAAAAATTAGGAGTATAAATGGCACTTGGAAGTTTGTTATTTGGAAGCGCTCCAAAAGTACAACAAATACAAAGATTTACACCGCAACAACAAAGCGCATTAAATCAATTACTTGGAATGGGTGCTGCGGGTCTTCAAAATCCTACAGCAGGATTTCAACCTATTGCTCAACGAGCCATAAATAGATTTGAACAACAAGGTATACCATCTATTGCAGAAAGATTTTCTTCTTTAGGTAATAATGCTTTAAGTTCACCAGCTTTTGCAAGTCAGTTAAGTCAAGGACGTGCTGGTTTAGAATCCGAACTTGCAGCGCAAGAAGCTCAATTTGGTCAACAAAATATTTCTCAAATGCTTCAACTTTTAGGGATGGGCCTACAACCACAATATGAAAGTTATCAAACTCAAGGTGAACCAGGATTATTCCAACAAATTTTACCTACATTAGGAAGACTTGGAATGGGTGCACTTGGAGCAGGATTAACTGGAGGATGGAGCGCTATTCCTCAAGGCATAGGATCTATTTTAGAAATACTTTCTGGCTTAAAGAAACCACAAGGAGGACAAAATGCCAACGTATAAATTAGGTAGTTTAGCACCTTCTCTTGGAGCTGCCTTAGGAACTGGTATAGCGCAGCCATTAAACCAAGCTTTAGATATTTTAGCTCAGAAGAAAGTTGAAGAACTTAAAAGAAGAGATCTAGAAACATTATTAACTCCCAGGCTTGGACCATCCAATGCTAAATTTGTTTCAGGACTTGCTCCTGATTTACAAAAAGCTGCTGCACAAACCCAAGGTAGTCAACCAGGTAAAGAAGGTGGACAACAAATAACTCCAGAACAAGCCGAAGAAATGGCAAATGCTCTTATTTCACCTGCTGAAAGAAGACAAAGAGAAGCTTTAGATATCAAAAGAGCTAAAGAAGCCCGTGAAGTAAGTAAAGATGTTAGAGATTTTTCTAAGCCGTTTATAGAGAAAGCCGAAGCTGCTGAAAAAAATATAAAAGATTATAAAGCTATAATTCAATTAGCAGAGACTAAAGGTGATGAAGGTTTGCGAGCAGGCCCAATGTATCAATTTCTTTCTGCGGTAGGACTTGAAGGCTTTAATCAAAATTTTTCTACTGCTTTAGCTACAAAGCTTATGGCTAGATTAGGACAGAATGCTACTTCTGCTTTTGGAACAGGAAGACTTACAAATTTTCTAGAACAAACTTTTCAGCGTTCTCTTCCTACTTTGTGGAATACTCCTGAAGCAATAATAGCTATTTCCAAGATGAATATGCTGGCCGATCAAGCGGAAGTTATTAAAAATAATGTTAGAGCACAAATAATAAAAGAAAATAAAGGTGTTATTCCTCCTGATATTTACGATCAAATTAGAGAACGTGCTAGACCCGAATTAGATAAATTAGAGGAAGAATCTATAAATGTTCTTAATAGGGCAACGGATCAAACTTCTGAAAATGCTGTTCCTTCTTTTGAAGAATTAGGAGAAGGAGATATGGCAAAAGATGAAGAAGGCAATTTTTATAAGAGAGTTAGAGGCCAAATCTATGTAAAAAGAAAGGATGGAGGATGGAAGCAGTACGCCCAATAAAATTAACCAGAGTTTCTTCTATACCCGATGAACCTACAAAAGATTTAAAACTTACCAAAGCGGCACCTTCTGAATTATTGGATGAAGATTATACACCCACGGAAAGATTTTTACATAGAACAGGAGCTAGAGCTGCTGAATATACACTTGGATTACCTGGAGAATTAGCCAATCTTGGTTTAAGCGGATTGAATTATTTAATCCAAAAAGGCACAGGACAAGAATCCCCATTACCAACTAAACTTCCTTTTCTTCAAACAATAGAAGACGTAAGACAAAACATAACCGAACCCATAGCAGAACTTTTAACAGGCAAAAAAGGTTCGGAATATTTAAAAGCCGAGGATCCTAAAGAAGAATTTATTCAGGATGTTTTAGGAACAGGATTATCTGCAGTTTTTACAGGCGGAGGATCTTTACTTAGAACTTTAGGAACTATCGCATTAGGAAAAGGAGCTGCCGAAGCTGCTAAATATTTAGGTGGTAGTCCAACAACACAAGCCTTGGCTAATGTAGGTACAGGATTAATAGCTTCCTTATATGGTGGTAGATCGCAAGTAAGAAATGCTATGGAAAAATATTATGATACAGCTAAAAAAGCAGTACCCGAAACAACCACAGTTAATCCTAGAATTTTAAGACAGACTACTAAAAGAATGATAGATGATCTTAAAGATAGAGATTTTAAAGGCAAAGAATTTATAGAAGCCCGACTAAAATCAGCTGAAAATCTAACCAAAACAAACAAACCAATCCCTGTTAAAAAATTGGTAGATTTAGAAAAAGATTACAATTCTTGGTTTGGTTCAGCATATGGTGAAAATAAAAAAAGGATGGAAGAACTTGTCAAAGCAGTTCAATCCCCTTTAAAAGAATATGGAAAACATAATCCACAATTTTTAAATAATTGGGAATCTGCAAAACAAACCTTTAGTGCTCTTGCAGAATCTCGTAAAATAGGCGAATTCTTTGACCAACATACAGGACTCAAAGATCTAGCCAAAAATCCATTAGTTAAAATAGGATTAGGTGGAATTGGTTATAGTCTTGCTCATAAAGCTTTAACACTAAAAGCTGCTCCTTATATTGCTGGAGTTGGTGGAACGCTTTTAGGAACACGTGAACTTCAGAAATTTTTTAGTTTAGTTTCCAGAAGCCCACAAGCTCAAAAAATATATGGTGATTTATTTAAAAGTGCTGCAATGGGTAACGTTACACAGGCTGCAAAAAATATCCGTCAATTAGATGCATTTGCAAATAAAAACCAACCAAAACAAACCAAACCTATAAAACTTACAATTATTAAACGAGGTTCTGAAAAATTATAGAAACATTTCAATTACGCATTCTATAATTTTCCAACAAAACCAGAACATTAATAAATAGGATCCAAAATATAAAACAACTGGTATAGCAACATCTAAAATTTGATATAACATTATTCCTCCATCAATTGCATTTCAAGCTTCCAAGCTTTGGAATCTTCTTTTCTAAAAACTTCTAATTCTGATTCTTTAAGATCTAAAAAGGTTTTTACAATTTTTTCATAATCAATTGTACCTTTTCTTGTATTAAAAGAATAAACAAATCCGCCACCCTTTGATGGAGTATCTTGAGTTAAGTCTTTTAAAGTCTTAAATGCTAGATCTTTTGCTTTTTCAGCCTCTTTAGCAAACTGTTGAGCTTTGAAAGCTTCTTTAGCGGCAACTTGCCATAATTCATCTCTTTTGATTATATCCATAATGCCCCCCGACATTTTTATGATTCATATATATTATATATAATATATATACTAATAAAAATAAAAATCAAGGGGTAAAATAAAAATATTTTCTATTATAGATTTATTTTGTCTTCTAACATTCTTTCTTGTTTTAACTTGAAATAACATGCTCGAAGTACCCATCTAGTTAGAGTAATATTTCTGATCTTAGCACAATACTTCATATCCTGATGTATTTGTTCAGGTATATCTATGGCAAGTCTTTTCCTGCCTAATCTTTTATATTTTCCCATGAAATTCCCATGAATTTCCCACAGTATTTTCAAAATATCATAAAAGGTTTGTGTACACAAATAGCTCTAGATAATTGCTTCTCTAAATAATGACTAACTATAGTGAAAATAAATTAATTATTTTTAAAGGAGTTAGTATGCCTACAACTACAAATAGACGTAATACTTTATATGGATATCCAAATCCTCAAGCTGGTCTTCAACAAGAACCAATTGTAATGCAACGTGACCCTACAACTGCCGATACAGCAGAACTCGGTACAATTTGGGTTAATGAAAGTTCAGGATCTTATTTTATTTTATGTAAAAATTCTACTGGTACTAATACTTGGACTTCTACTAGCGGTGGAGCTACAACTCTTACATCTTTAACAATTAATCCAGGAAACGAAACAATAACAGCTGGAAATTTAACAGTTACCGCTGGTAATATCACAGCGACAGCTGGTACAGCTACATTTGGAACATTGGTAGCTGGAGCTTCCACTTTTGTTGGAAATATGGGATTAACAGGAAATCTAACACTTGGCGGTGATTTGGCAGTAACAGGAAATACAACATTTACTGGAGACGTTGATATTTCCGATACAGCTTCTATTAGTTTGACTTCTACTAATAATGCTGCTGGTGCCATTACTCTTCTTGCTAATGGTGGAACTAGTGAAACCATACTTATTCAATCTGCTCAAGGTACTGGCGTTGCTTCAGTTGATCTTGTATCTTCTGCTGGCGGTATAACACTTAATGGTGGAAAAGCAGCTGCGACAGCCATTAATCTAACAGCATCCAATGCAGCTGGCGGATTAACATCAACAGTAGGAACAGGTGGTTATAGCTTTACAGCCGCTAATGGTGCAGTAACAATCAATAGCGGAACAGGAACAGTTGGAGTTTCTACTGATGCTACAACAAATACCGTTAATTTAGCTACAGGCGCTGGAGTTAAAACTGTTACTTTAGGAAGCACAAATACTACTTCAGCTACTACAGTTCAATCTGGTTCAGGAGCTTTAAATATTACAGCAACCAATGGTGCTATGACATTAGCTTCAGGAACTGGTGCATTGAATATATCCAATGATGCAGCTGCTACAACAGTAAATCTTGGTACAGGCGGTGCTGCAAAAACCGTAACCGTAGGATCAACCAACACAACCTCTGCAACCACCGTACAAAGTGGATCAGGAGCATTGAATGTTACAGCTACTAATGGTGCTCTAACAATAAATAGTGGTACAGGTAATCTTGGTGTATCTACGGATGCTTCAGCCACTACAATTAGTTTAGGTACTGGAGCTGCCGCTAAAGCTGTTACATTGGGTTCTACAAATTCAACTTCATCTACTGCAATACAATCAGGTTCAGGTGTTTTAACTTTGACATCAACTAATGGTGCAATGACATTAGCCTCAGGAACTGGTGCAGTGAATATATCTGCTGATGCAGCTGCTACTACGGTTAATTTAGCAACAGGCGCTGGAGCTAAAACTTTAACTGTTGGTTCTACAAATACTACTTCATCAACAGCAATACAATCAGGTTCAGGCGCTCTAACTTTAACTTCTACTAATGGAGCGATGACACTTGCTTCTGGTACAGGTGCGGTTAATATATCCGCAGATGCTGCTGCTACAACGGTTAACTTGGGTACAGGTGCTGGAGTTAAAGCTGTTACCGTAGGTTCCACAAATACAACATCAGCTACAACAGTTCAAGCTGGTAGTGGTGGAGTAGCCCTAAGTGCTGCTGGTGATGTCTCTATGGTTCCTGCTACTTCTAGTGGAGCTTCAACATCTCCTACATTAAACAGTAGAGTTGGAGTTGTAACTATTACAGGATTAACAACAGCTTCAGGTTCTACTCAAGTGGTAACGATTTCTAATAGTACTGTTACTACAACTTCAGGAATATTGGTTTCAGCATATAACCTTAATGCTTCAACCAATAATGCTGCTGTAGGTATAAACGGTGTTGTAGTAGGAGCTAGTTCATTGGCTGTTACTCTAAAAAATAATGGAGCAGGAGCACTAGGTGCTGGTGATAATGTAATAATTACATTCTGGGTAATTTCATAAAATATTCATTACTGCTACTTGAGCATGGCTTCCTGATGGTTGGGAAGCTATGCTTTATTCTTAAAAGGAGAATATTATGGCCCAGAATTCAGTAAAAGCATTAGTTTTGGCTACTTTTAGTTCAGCTTCTGTTACAGGAAGTTATCAAGCTATTAATTCATCGGGTTTTGCTCATCCAGTTTTTTTTCTACGTATAGTTAATGATTCCAATAAAGCTATCACAATTAGTTATGATGGGATTAATGACAATGAATATATTGCAGCAAATACAACATTTGAATTGCCTTCACAGACTAATTCACTTCCCAATGCAAAAGTAGCTCAATTTAATGCTAGAACAATTGTTTATTTAAAAGGAACTGCTGGAGCAGGAACTATCGCCTTGTCTGGTTACTATGTATAGGAGAAAGTAATGAATTTAGTCAGTGCTGTCCGTGTAGCCTTTGAAGATCTAAGATCTTTAGGCTTTGCTTCTGTTTCAGCTAGCTATGCAGCAGTTGGAAATCCTTTTAGCAATCCAATCCGTATATTAAAAATTACAAATTTGATGGATGAACCTCTTCTCATTTCTTTTAATGGAGTTAATGATAAAGATGTTATAGCTGCCAATAGTGCTTGTCTTTATGATTTTGGAATGAACAAAGCCGATATGGCTGGACTTTTAGAACAACCAGCAAATACAAGAGTTTATGTAAAAGCAGAAAGTTCTCTTCCTGCAACTGGTAATGTATACGTAACAGTTATTTATGCTTCTCAGGTTTAAGGAGGAACGATGTCACAAGTCTATGTATTAAACAATAGAGTATTTCCTCCATTTACCGTAGTACAATTTTTAACGGGTAATAATGGACTACCTGTTGGTCCAGATGCTGCAAATAATATAAATATATTAGGTTCAGGTTCAGTTACTGTTACAGGTAATCCTGCTACTCATACCCTAACCATTTCTATTGGTGGAACTATTCCTGAATCATTTCCCACTGATAGTGGAACTGCTACACCAGCCGCTGGAATACTTAATGTATTTGGTGGAAATAGTATAGGAACAACAGGTTCTGGAAACACAATCCATATAAACGTAACAGGAACAACAAACCATAGCCTACTTTTAGGAAATATACTTGGATCCATAAGTAGCTTGGGAGTAGCAACAAATGGTCAGCTTCCTATTGGATCTACTGGAACCAATCCTGTCCTAGCAACATTAACAGCTGGAACTGGAATTTCTATTACCAATGGAGCAGGAAGCATTAGTATAGCCACTTCTGGAGGCGTTGGAGAATCATTTCCAACCGATAGTGGAACAGCTACTCCAGCTGCTGGCGTATTAAATGTATTTGGTGGTACAGCTGCTCGTGATATTAATACTTCGGGATCAGGTAATACTATTCACATAGATCTAAACAATGCTATTACACTTGGTGATCTAGCAAGTATTACAGGTTCTAATGCATTAACTCTTACAACTGGAGATGCTACCTTAACCACAGGTAGTATAAAACTTTCTAATTCTACTTCTAATTTACTTACAGGTTATATTGAATATGCAGGTATAAGTTTTATACATAACTTTGGTGATAGATGTGCTTGGATAGGCTCAGATATTGCAAATCCAACAGCATCGATAGCTGCAAATGACAATAATGGTCATGGTTACCAGGTTTTGAGAGCCTTAACGACAGGCACAAAAAATAACGCCATTGGAAACCAATCGGGACTTGCAGGAACTACTTTAACCAACAACAATTTTTTTGGGTATCAAGTAGCAAAAAATTTGGTTTCTGGTGATAGCAATTTAATTTTGGGACACCAAAGTGGTGACAATTATACTACAAATGAATCCAGTAATATTTTAATGCATAATCTTGGTGTGCTTGGTGAATCCAATACCCTAAGAATAGGATTTGCTACGGGAACTGGTACTCAACAATTAGCTAAAGCTTTTATTTGTGGAATAGATGGGGTTAACGTAGGCTCTGTAGCCAAAGTTGTTACTATGGCATCAGATCAACTTGGAACTGCAACTATAACTGCTGGTACTGGAATAACTGTTACTCCGGGTGCTAATACGATAACCATAGCAGCAACAGGAACAACAACCCTAACTTATACCCTAGTTAATACAACACCATATGTTGTGGCTGCGGGTGATGATTTTCTTGGAGTTGATTGTTCGGGTGGGGCGATTCAAATAAATCTACCTAATGCGCCTGCAACTGGAAGAGTATTTATAGTTAAAGATAGTACAGGCTCTGCTGCAACACATAATATAACGGTTACAACGGTTGGTGGAGTTGTGAATATAGATGGAGCCACAACTTTTGTAATGAACACGAACTTTCAATCGGTTCAGGTTCTTTTTGATGGTTCCACATATCAAATTTTCTAGGAGATTATAATGGCGTATAAAGAAAAGTCCCCGATTCCCGTTGTAGAAGGTGGGACTGGTGCTCAAACGTTTACTGCTCATGGAGTATTACTAGGAGAAGGAACAAGTGCAGTAGGTGTAACGGGTGCAGCAACTGATGGACAAGTTTTAGTTGGTAAAACTTCCAATGATCCTTCATTTATTACCCCAGCCGCTGGAACAGGTTTAGCTATAACTACAAACTCAACAACCCTTTCTTATGCTTTAAGCACTCCGGTATCGATAGCTAACGGTGGTACCAATGCTACAAGCATGGCTACTACAGATGGCGTTGTTTATTATGATGGAACTCGGTTAGTAACAACAAGCGCTGGCACTAGTGGGCAAGTTTTAACAAGCAATGGTGCTGGCGTAGCACCTACCTATCAAGCAGCAGCTGGTGGATTTACAACACAGTTTGTAGCTTATAAAGATGCTGATACAACTAATGCTACAGGAGATGGAACTTTTGTTACATTAGCGTGTAATCAAACTGCTTCTAACAATGGAAGTAATTATAATACTGGAACTTTTACTTATACTGCTCCAAGTACAGGATTATATTATTTTAGCTGGCAAGTAACATTTACCAATTTAGCTTCAGGGCATACTTCAGGCGTGACGGAATTAGTTACTACTGCTCAAACATATTATTTTAATTATGTGAATCCATTTGCTACTCAAAATGCTGGATCAAGTGCTGTAACATTAGGATCATCTTTTTTAGTGCCTATGACAGCTAGTGATACAGCATTAATATCTGTAGCAGTATCAAGTAGTACCAAAACTGTGACAATAGCAGGAAGTTCTACGGTAAGAAGAACTTTATTCTGTGGATTCCGTGTAGCTTAATTTAAAAGGGTTAAAGATTTTTAAATTTTGTATTATTTTATAGTCTTTAACCCTTAACAATTAATAACACTTGAAAGTTTAACATGATTAAATATTTAACGACACTATTACTGCTATTAGCATTCAACCTGAACGCAGTTAATAAAAATATAATATTTAGTAATGATTTTTATACTATTTTTGATGATTATACTTATCACTGTAAGCTTCCTAGGTTTGCGATGCCTGAAGAATTAAAACAGTATAAACCGTTTCATTTAATGAACTCTGATGAGCTTGGTGAATACTTAGACCATCATGAACGGCTTGTTGAGGTTTATAATGATAAAGCACGTAAATGTTGGAAAGAAGCTAAACAATTTTTTGATTTACTGGATAAACCATTCCATATGCCGATCCATATCCGTAATAATCTGCATTACAGTAATCTACTTAAAGTAAGTTTAAGAGACTAAACGTTACTGGATGTAACGTTATGATTACAATAAGAAATAAATGCTATCTATTAACAAATAGAATCGAGGATGTGGAGAGGTAACTGTCTGATAACATTAGTTATGTCAAAGGAGAGTAGTGAAAAAATTTTTATTGGTCCTCACTCTTTTTTTAAGCGGGTGTAACAATCCGCTTAAATTTAGAGATGAAGGACCTTCTGTGGAAACTCTTAGAGAATTGAATTGTGAAAAAACAATTGTTATTTGGATGCCTGTCAGAATTCGAAATAATAGGATTAAATATTATCCTATCTATGTAGAATAATTCATGACAACGAGAATATAACTTGTAAAAAATCTAAAAATATATAGAATTTTACCACCCTATAGGAGAGATACAGGGTGGTATTTTTTGGGAATCAGTAACGCAATGTTCACCAAAAGTTTCTATTTTTTTGGAATAACAATTTTTTCCCATTCGGGAGAAGAACAATCTGAACTTTTTTGTCTAAACCAAGTAGGTTTACCATTTTCATCTTTATGAATAACCATGGTATTGTATTTTGCTCCGCAATATTTAGGCCCCATACAAAATGGCTTACATTTACACTCTTTTTTCATTATTTATCACTTAATTTTTTTAAAACTTCTTCATTGTTTTCAAATAAATCAGGATTAATTTCCATATTATCTACGGTAATAGTAAATTTTAAAGGTCCTTCTACGTGTACATGGATTCCTTTTTTAGATAATTCCGATAAAGCATCTCGAATACCAAGATGAATCTGATCTTTAACATAATTTATTAATTCTTCTTTATTCATCGTGCCCTTTTTCTTTCAAATTCTTCTATATTTCTTTTTATTTTAAGAATTTTAGCTCTAACTTTATGATACTCTTCTCGTGGTAAATCGGCTATAGTTTGTATTTCATAAACCTGCATAATGTCTTTTGCTATATCAGGATATCCATCAAGCTCTATCATAAGTTCATTATATTCTGTTTTATTTATTACATTATCCCTATTAAGTTCTTCTTTTTTGGAATCCATAGGTTTTCTAAAAGTTTCTACTAAAGCCTGTTCTGCCAAAGCTTCTCCATTATCATCAAAACAAATAGGATCATTTTCTGAAGGAGCTATTCCAAGTACCATTAATGCATGCACCCGTTTTTCTATCTCATAGCTGTTGGAAGTATCCCGTTGGTTTTTACATTTAATAACTCTGGCGCAACTTGATATCCACTGTCCACTCTCATGTCCCAAAATGGTATGAAGCAAAGCTGCTCCACTTCCTTCATCCAATAACTCTATGTATTGGTAAAATGCTAATGCGTTTGCTGACAATGAATCACGTGTGGCTTCTCTTATAGCTTGAAGATTGGAATACTTGCGTCCTGCGAAATCCTCGTTTGCAATAAGAGGTTTGTATGAACCTTGTGCTTTAGCCAATGCGCCCATTATCAGATTTATTTCTTCAGATCTATATCTCCTTGCTTCCATTACTATTCTTTCTTTATTAATTAATTTTTTTACTTAATCTTTCATATATTCTTTTTAAAGATGGATGATCTTCTAGATTTTCTGTTTTTAACCATTGCAATACGGTTTTATCTATTTGTCTATTCCAATACCATACTCCTAGGCTGAATCCTAATTGACCAGCCAGAAATAATGATAAAATAATTAGTATAATATTAAGCATTTAAAACCTTATCAGCTGAAGAATCTTCTTTTGCTCCAACTTTTTTAAGTGTTTCTACAAAGTCATTATATGAATTAGTAGCATTAATAGCTTGTTGATATCTAAAAGCTATAAAATGATAAGCAGGATAAAGTTGTGAAAATTTTTCCTGTATTTCTTTTAATATTCTATTAACTTCCTGAAGATTGGTTTCATCTATAGGTTTACCTCTATGAGGATTTAATTCTTCATGAAGTTGAACATATTCATCATAAGTTTTAGCTATTTGCTGATCTAATTCGGTTACTAATTTTTTTATTGCATCCATTATTATTCTCCTTTAATTAGATTTTAAAATTTTATGATTTTTATACGGCCATCATTAACGGCTTTATCAAAAGCAGCTTTATTTGCTTCATAAGCTGCCTGGGCACATTCTTCCATAGTATCAAAATATTTGCTCATAACCTTTGCTGAAGCATTACTAATAATAACTTCACGATAACCTTTGTCATCTTTTAAGATTTCAATAGGAAGACTTTCTCCGTCTTGAAACACGGTATATATTTCTTGGTTATATTTCTTATTTCTTTTAAATGTATAGTTATTCATTTGATTCCTTACTATTGTATTATAATCACGTTATTTTTTATGAAATTATCTTTTCTTGTGCGCGTAAAAATTGCGCATTCTTCTAATGTGTCAAAAAAATTAGTTAAACCCATTAAAGAATAAGTATTTACAGAAACGTGTCTGTATCCTTTTTCTGTTTTTTGAATTTTTATATAAAGTTTTTTTCCATCTTTAAATGCTTCGTATATTTCCCAATTTTTATGTTTAGTTCTTTTAAATGTATAGTTATTCATTTGGTCCCTTTCAACTGTTATTATAATTAATATAAATATATTAATTAATAAAATATTATTGTCAATCCCTTTACACCAAGATTAAAATAATATAACATATATTAACCAATAACAACATGAAGGAATTAATATGAACGTTAAAGAATATGTAGAAAAAATGAAGGCAATTAAAGAAAAAAGACTTCTTTCCATGGCAGAACTTTGTCGGGAAATCATGATAGGGTATTATACAATGATAAAAATTTATGATACTGGAACTGAAAATGAGAGAAAACTTTCTTATAGAACTCTTAGAAAAATTAAAGATTTTGTGGAGAAACATCAAAATGTTCTTCAATAAGAAAAAAAGATATAACGAAAAAGAAACAGAAAAAACATTCGAAGTTATAAATTCTTTAACCAATAGAGCAACCGAACTCGAAAATGAAATAGCAGATAGTTTACTGAATCTTAAGATGTCTGAAAATAAAACCGATGAAAAAACATATGAAGCGTCGTGTGACTTATTTGCAAGCATTCATATGTTTTTACCGTTGATAGTTGCATGTGTAGATGTGATACAAAAGATTGGACCTACACATAACCTTTTAGAGCAAATGCTTAAATTAAGCGAAAAATATGAGATAGATGAGGATGATCCTTCAATCAGATTTATAAAATTTTCCCGTGAAGGAATAGAAGCTTCTTTAAAGGGCATAGATGGATATTCTGAATTCGTACAAAAAATGAAAGAAGAGGCAGATAAAAATGGAGAATAAAGAAGAACGATTAGATTGGCCAATAGAATGGACTAGAAGTAATTCTCGTTCCCAATCTGATGATATTAGACAATTTGGTGAAGCATTTATTGAAGCTTGTTGGGATTTTAAACCTACTGGAAAAAGTGGAATAAATACCCACAATAAATCGAAATATGCCAAGTTGGAAGAAATTTATGAGGCTGTACAAAAATCTTTATGGAAGAGAAAGATAGCTATTTGGCATAACCGAGAATGGGAAGAGGGTTTAGAATTTCTTGTTACTAGACTTACGCATGTTATTTCGGGCCAATACATTCAGGATAAATGTCTTTTGGAATCTGAAAAGCCAGGATCTCAAGGTAAAGGCGCAGCTTTAACTTACATGAAAAGATATGCGGTTCTCAATCTATGTGCTATTCCTACTGAAGAATTTGATGATGACGGCGTGGAAGAACAAAAACATATAGAAGAACAACAAAACAAACCTATTGATTCCAATCAAATAACTATTATTAAAAATCTTCTAACTTCCATTAAGAATAAATCTCCTGAGCGTGCTCTTGAAGTTTGGAATGAATTAATAAACGAATATCAAATTGAAGCAATAGAAGATATTAGAGTTAAAGATTTTGAATTAATTAAAAAGGATCTTGTAAATGAGTGATAGAGAATGGCTAGAAGAAAATAAAGCTTTTGTAATGAGTTTGTTAAACATTCCTGGGTTTAAGGCAAAAATAACAGAGCGTTTGGATAAAATTTTAAGAGAAGAAGCAGAATCAGCATTAAAAAAAATTGATGGGGTAAATAATGAAAATAAATGAACATACGAATGAACAAATGAAAGAACTTAAAGATTTTTTTGAAAAAACTTTGGATAAAGGAGTTGCAAGTTTTTCTATTTTGCAGCCTCTTGTTGAACATATAAATAAAGAATCCAAAATTTTAAGTGATGCACTTCTTGAGTTAAGTGATTTAGCTATTCATAAAATTGAATTATCTAAAAAACAACAATATGAATTAATACTTACGATAACATCTTCTTTGCTTCAAATGGGAGCTTTTTTGGATTGGTGTAAAGATTTTCAAGAAGAGATGCTAAATAAACATAAATCAGCTCGTCTTTTGATATGGCAGTTAAATAATCAACTTCCAAATTTAAGTACTCACGGTTTACAACATGCTGTTTTGGTACTTTCGGAATATTTAAATGCTCCTTCGGATGAAGAATTAATTAAAGAAATACAAAAATTTAAGGAAGGCATAATAAATGAATCTAAATAAAGTTATTTTGATTGGGAAATTAACAAGAGATTCTGAAATCCGTGAAATAAAAGATGGAATGAAAATTTGTAAACTTAATATGATGGTAGAACATTCCTATAAGTTCAAGGATGGGCAAGAGAAGAAAGAAGTATGTTTCATAGATGTTAATGTATGGAATAAAGAGTTCATTGCTTCTGAGGCATCCTCATTGCAAGAAAATGATGAATTGTTTGTGGAAGGTAGATTGAAGTCTGAAAAATGGACTGATAAAGAAACTGGTAAAGATAGATATAAAACAGTAGTTGAAGCATCTGTTGTTATGTTAATCAATGAGAAAACACAACAAACCAAACCATCTCTTAGAGCGGTTGATGTAAATGATTTTATGAAGATGGATTTTCCTAAAAAGAATAAAGTTGATGATTTACCATTTTAATTAGAAACCATGAAAGATAATAATGTCTAAGATGTCTAGGATGGATAAAATAGGTGGATTAATTAATGAACTTATACAGTTGCAAGAAGATTATAAAAAAACTGCAGCTTATGCATACGATCAAATACTTAAATATGAAAATCATCTAAAAGATGTGCATAAAGGTAATGTAGAAGAGTGTACTTCTTCCAAGGCATGTATGGCTGTTTTTAGAATGGAAGATTATAAAAGATATATGAAAACATTCTTAGATGAACTAGTAGAAATATCTAATCAAGTATTTAATGAAAAGGAGTAATGATGGATGCGATATTGCAGCAAATAATTGAGTCTGTATTGAATAAGCTTGAAGAACTGGCCATAGAGATAATAAAAGTAGGAGAAGCTAATAACTTTGTTATTGCGCAACTCATACATTTACTATCTTTATTAGAGCCTGTAATCGAGTTAGTACAGAAGGAATATCCTAAATCTGCATACTTATTAAATATCGTTAATGAAATAATATCTAAATCAAATAATAATTAATAATTTACAAAAAAAATATTGCTTCTATACTGACTGTCATTAAATGT